ACTATTGCATGCAACACGAATGTCAAAAGACTATGATGACTCTAGAGGCCGAAAGGCCTCAGTCCCCCAACGTAAAGGCAAGACCGATGTTTGCCGATACTGTCACGCACCCGGGCACTATGCTGATAAGTGCCCCGCTGCAGCTAAGCTCGACTGTTCCAATTGCGGGAATACCGGGCACGCCCATTCGGGATGTGCCCGGTTTTGGTCAACCCAACCCGCAGAAAACTGTGCGATTTGCCTCCCCTCTGGAGGTGAACATGGAGCACATTGCCCCGCACTGGACAAAATGTTCTGCACTCGATGCCGAACCCGAGGACACTTACCACGTAATTGCGGAAGGCGATCTTCAGACCCTGGAAATAGCCGAGGAATGGGCCGAGTCGATACTCTCGGACCTGTGGACGAGGTACGAAAGCCTCGAACTACAACCCTCGCCGACTTCATCCCCCGTGATTCCAAGACAATTGGAACCGGAAGTGGAGATAGTCAGCGAAATCGGGGGCTCGATCGAGAAATCGATGAGCAACGACCCGATGTTGCGCACATCTATGTGCACAGCCCGACCGCTGCCGATTTCGACAAATCGAGTAACGATCAATCCCATCGACGCGTCACGTTTGCCGAACCTATCGACAGTAGGGCGGACATTTGTGAGCGATGCGGACACGTGGGCCACGTATCAGCCCACTGCGGAACGACCAAAGCCGCTTCCAAGCTTGGAGGGTATTGCAGCTATTGCAAGTCCCCCGACCACACGGATTGGGAGCATTACTCAGTCGGACGAGTTGTTCTGTGCCCCTTGTGCTGTTACGCCGAGCACCCGGGTGAGCCCTGCTTCAAAGGAAGCCCAGACGACTACGCAGCCATCTACGATGTTGAAGACCACGAGTTCAACAACCCCGATCGAGCCAGTGAGTTCGCCTATGAGTTTGGCCTCAACCCCTGGAAAATCGGCACCCCATCAGGAAGGAGCGCGGAAACGAGCCCAGCGAGCGCAGAACGAGTGCACGTTCAAGTGGCGGTCGTGGGGAGCGCAGATGACGCAGCGCGACCGCGCAGCCCTGTCACTGGCCCTGAGCCGCTTGGAATCGGACCGTACGCGAGCTATTCTTACTCTCCTGACAGCGGCGAAGCCGGCGAGAAAGAAAAAGAGACCTCTGAAGTACGCAGCGATGTTAGCAGCGTGGAGGTGGGAGTGCATGGACCTGATTTTGCAGACTATTCACTCGACTCTTTCTCCGCAGGAGATTCAATTCCTAAGAGTACAATTAGGCGCAAGATCCTCAAAGCTGGGGCAAGGAAAGTGCGGGCCGATCATGAACGAAATGCCAATGCCCGATCTAGTCCCGAGCAACAACGAGCCGATGGACTGGAAGGACATGCGCTTGAGGATAGCGCACATGGAGGCGACGCAGGAGGTGCATCGGGCTTTGGGCACAACATGCCCGAAGGATATCGAGGACCTTTTGTGTTCGGGGGTGATACTCCCCGGGGACCCGCAACCCCCATCGGTTTGGATGGCCGACAATTCGGTATCGGTAACGCCCGAGCCGCCGACGCCGCCTTGCCCGACTTGCCATGGAACGGGTTGGGTCAAGGGAGAGATGTGCCTTTGGTGCATAGAGAAGGAATTCCCGTCAATCTCCCACAGCCAATCGCCCGAGTGGTCCAACCACCGTGGATGATTAATCCCGTTCTCCGCGTCCCTAACACCACCACTTATGAGCAGCGTGACTTGATGCGTAGTCTTGTCACCACCTGCACTTACGAAATCAACCCTGGTGATTCGTATGATCATAATCATTTGGTGGCTCATACTTATAGGCGGGCTGCTCTCACTGAGATAGCCCGTTCTTGGGCCCGGCGGCACGGCCGCGCCCCGAAAATCCTAGCAATAGGTGGGAAGATGTCGCATTTCAGGGATGCCATAGTCTTCTCAGGTTGTGAAGTGCATTGCAATGTCCCACCGTTGCGACCGCGGGATAAGATTGCAGCACGGCTCGACCCTCACCTCTGCACTGAGATGATTTGTGACTGTCTTGACGAGATTGACATTGTCATTTACGTCGACTCCATTTATTATTTCACTGCCACCGACATTCTCGGGCGTGTGACCCTATGGGAGGCCGCTAATCTTGACACTGAGATCTACAGTTTGCATCAGGTTTTTGGCACCATACGTGGGCGCATGTTCTCTTATGCCGATCAGGCTGAGTTTAAGTACCGCCGTTCTCACGACGGCACCGTGACTATCAGCGAGGTGCGAGGCAATAATGACTACCAGCATTCGGCTGCTGATTGGCTTAAAAGCCAAGGGTACAGCAATGGGGTGGATCATATGGCCTGGACTGAGGACAATGGAGGCTGGTTCCGCGGACAGCGTGAAGGCTTTGGTCTTAGTTGCACCCGGTTTGTGGGTTTGGATTCCGCCCCTATGGCGCCGCCTGGAATCGACCCCGATTGGATGAATAGTAGTTATTATGGCCCTATTGAGTTTGTCAAGACTCAGAAGTCTCTCGGACCCGAAGTTTTGAGCCGGTTTAAGGCTTACTCTGTTGGGGGCAATTGTACTACTCGCATGTCAGTCTGTATCCCGAAGGATTTCGTGGGCCGGATATCTACCCATTGTCAGGGCCGAGCTGAAGATACTGATCTTTATAAGCTGGCCTATGACTATGCGCGTAATAATTCACGCAACTTAAACCTTCCAGATAACGAGAAAGCAGCTTTGTTGTCTGAAGCCGTGTTCTTGGCCCTCGAACACGTGTATCTCACGGCTGCCACTTTGCGTAAAGAGTATCCCTCTTCCGCTAAGAAGCGCTCAGTCATAAACAACCCCCTGAACACCCCTTTTCATAAGAGATTGCCCAAGACGGGCTTGGGCGGCTATATACGCCGCCTTATGAAGAGGCTCCACAAGTTCAGCGCCCAACAGAAGGTCGATCCTACTAGTGCCCGCAATCGCTTTGTAGAAGTGTTGGGCAAGTTGTACACCTTCCTCATCTCTAAGGGCGCTAAGAAGTTGTGGGCAGTCGCTTCGGCGCTGTTGATGTTCAGTGCTTGGAAGACTTTCACCGGTGGCACCACTTTTAGTGAGTCCATTAGCGGGTTTGTCTACATGAGCAAGTTGGCTTTTGAGGAGTTCACCCCTAAGTGGATACAGGTTCCTTGTCGGGTAGGCAAGAACTGGTTCCTTAAGGTGTACAATAAAGTCAAGACCTGGTTTGGCGAGAATGTTGCATCCAAGTTCTACGAAGCGGCAGAGGCATGTAAGGATGCCAAGCGCGAGTATTCTGCGCCTGGCAACGCCCATTTGACCCGCCTTGAGCGTATCAAAGCCGCCATTGCAACTGGACGCACTTCTTTTCGTCGCCCCGCACACACCGACCCCGTTGAGAAATTCCGGGAGTATCGTGACTTGTGCGATGACCTTGGCGTTGACCATATGGGTGATCGGACCGAAGAGGAAATGGAAGAAATTGCCCGCTTTGCTGCTGGTACCTGCACAAATGCTGGTTTCCGGTACTGCGCCGGTGAGGATCAAACCCCAGATGAGCGCACAAGGAATGGGCATATTGATTTCATCCCCGACATCCCCGAGGAGTGCATTAATTTGCCACCATTGGTCAACATTGCCATCAGCTGTCCGGTTGATATTACAGTTGATGAAGTCTGCGTCCACAATGAGCTAGCTGCCCTCAAAGGCCGTGTCCTAAGTGATCCCACCAATATCGAAACCGATTTTTGGGCTCGGGAGAAGGCCGCCTTTGTGGCACGCTTTGCGTATCCCATTGAAGTAGATTGGCCACTTTGGCTATCCCGATACCCCAACAGAAAACAACGCCTGATTCGCGAGGCGGATGCTGGTTTCGGGGCTGTGGACGTATGCGATGCTGCAAAGATCAAAGCCCACATTAAGATTGAGTGTGGCTACCATAGGCGTTTGGTTAGCAGCCCAGATACGCCCGACCAAATTAAGCCGCATAGTCCACGGCTCATCCAGGCCAGTATGCCCGGTTCCAAGAATGTCGTTGGACCGTACATCTGGGCCTGGAGTCGACACACCGCATCTGACCGAGACTATACGGAATACTTAGGGAAGTGTACGTATGGACCCAGCATGCGCGCGGAGGACCTCGACGAATGGTTCCGAGTTTGCTTTGTTATGATGGGCGGACGCCGTGTTCGCATCATCTGTGGTGACTATGTCCGACAGGACAAGTCTCGCCAAAGGAAACTCGTTAAGGCTTACGTGGCGGCATGTCGCGCCAGTAGCTTTCCTGAGCATGTCGTTGAACAGATCATCAAAGATAGCCGTGATAACAAAGGTTATACACCCCACGGTGTCGTTTACTTTCTTAAGAATGGCATGCGTTCAGGTTGGGACGGCACCACGCACGGCAACACTTGTGGCACCATATATATTTGCGAACACGCTTGTATGGGCCTGCGTTGCTATTCTGTTGCGTGTGGTGATGATACTTATTTCATTTGTGATGAGGCCGATGCGGATGAGGTTGAAAGGAAGCTAGTTAAGCGTTCGCGCAATGCTGGCTTTGAACTAACTCTGCACAGCACGAATGAAATACATCGGGGTGAGTTTTGTAGTGGTCGGTTCTGGCCAGCAGCTACGGAGAGTGGCTATGCATTTGGCATGAAACCTGGCAAACTCATACCCAAGTTGTTCGTGGTGCGCGATCTCACAAAGATTTCTAGCGTGCCAAAACACATTCGTTCCGTATGCATCGGGCTTGATCCCATGGTCAACCATGACCCGCTGAGTGCAGCTTATGTTCGTCGCTGCCTGGCTTTGGTCGGTGACGGGCGCAAAGTCCGAAGCAATCGTGACAAGCAATTTGTCCGATATACCTTGCCCCATATCACACGTATCAACCCAGCGCCGGTTGATGAGGCTAGGTTTTACGATGCCTGTGCTGATATCTACGACGTGACAGAAACCACGTTCCGTGAGATGATTGCTGAGATAAATGCCGCCGATTTGGGCGATGATCTCAAGCACCCAGCATGGAAGAAACTCAACCGCGTTGATAGGTTAGGTGAGCCTCGCGTTGCCGCAGGCACCATAACTTGCAAAGCACTCGGCATTGTAGGCAGGATACTCACCAATATTGCGAAAGTGAGCATGGCACTGCCTGCCGGAGTTTTGTGTGCCAAAATCAACGACTGGATGGCTGCACGGAATCAGTTCCTCGCCGTTTGTGTCGTCGCACCAATCGTTGAAGAGCTTGTCCGATTCACTTTGGACACCAACGGTTTGGCGGCGTTTACCACCTTGGTTGTCACCTGTGAGAGTGCAACCCCCGGCAACCATACTTGGTCAAATGCGATGCACATAGGCAATTGCGCCGTGGCCAATTTTCTCGGTTGGCTCGGTTTTCCTTTAGCCCTAGCCTCTCATGTGGGCGTCAACATCGGCGCCTACTGTAGTGGCTTCCGCTTAAAACCGGGCATGATGACTTATGCTGACGTTGTCCGCGGCGACCGCATCACTCATGGTGAGGCCGCCGACGGACTTGTGAAAAAATCAATACTTTTCTCACCCTATGTTATGCCCAGAAACAGGAGCAACAGTGCCGTCAGTCAGAAGACACTTAAGAACCGGAAAAAGCGTGCCCGTTACAGGCAGAACGTCTCGGCACGTAAGGCCTCCGGCCATCCCGTCCCACAAAGAGGACGACAAGGAAATGGCCAGCCACGTCCACGAAAATTCTTCGTCCCGCAGAACTACGCCACTGGAAGAGGAGCTTACCATGGTGGCACTACGCGTCGGAGCGTTGGAGGTCAAATTGGAGGAGCTCTCGGCAAGATGGCTGGAGGAGCACTCGGCATGCCAGAATTGGAAGCTATCGGATCGATGCTTGGCAAAGGAGCCGAAGCGTTGACTAGCGTTTTTGGATTCGGCAAGTATCGCGGTTATTCGTTTAAGAAGAATAGCCTCATCTCTGGTGACACAGATCCACCCGTCATCATGAATGTTAGAGGGAATGAGGGCACGATTTTCACTCATCGTGAGTTTTTCACTGATGTGTTCTCCGGCCCCACCCTTGTTGGTGGTAGTACTGTTTTCAATATACAGACTTATCCTATCACACCGACCAACCCCGCCCTCAACCCATGGCTCGCTAATCAAGCCAATGGATTTCAGGAGTGGGAGCCTTTGGGCCAATTGATCGAATTCGTTAGTGAGTGTGGTAACACCACAACGAGCTTGGCCCTCGGTGCAGTCATGCTTGCGGCTCAATATGATCCTTTGAATGCCGCCCCGGAATCTAAGATTCAGCTTTTGCAGTTGGAACACGCTATGGCTGAGAAACCGGATAAGAACATGATCATGCCCATTGAATGTGCACCACGTCTCAATGTTCTTCGAGAGATGTACATTCCACCCGGTGGCGTCCCCCCCGTTAATTCGGATGAACAATTTTACTTTCTTGGTAATTTGTGCATCGCGACTGAAGGTCAGCCCGTTATCAATACCAAATTGGGACAGATTTGGCAGACGTATCAGATACGCTGCATGAAGCCCATTTTGAACCAGCCTGTGGTTTATTCAGAGCATTTAGCTGCCACCATAGGTACCCCTACCAACGCTGCCCCTTTCGGCACCTTGTTGGTCAAGAGCGGTAATTTGGGCTTGACGAAACTCAACAATACGATCACGTTTAGTGAGTTTCTTGCTGGAGAGCAATATCTAATACTCATGTCCTGGCAGGGCACCACCGCGGTTGCGGTTGTTGGCCCCACTTTAACTACAACAGGTTGTGTTGAGTTAAATATTTGGAACGGTGAGAGTGAGAGCGAATTGGTTGTCCCAGTCGCTTTGACCTCTGCAGCGCTAGTTATTGCGTTCATGGTCACCATCAACCCTGGTGAGGATGATGGGGCTTTGCCATCCTTTACTTTGGGCGGTTCTGGAACGATTCCTACCGCCAATTGCCAGTTCGACTTGACGGTTACCCAACTGTCGACTACTATTACAGCGTAAGTCCGAAGCAATATCGGTTATGTGTTTTCCCCTTGAGGGGTCTCGTTGTTAAGTAGTTTTCCTACAGTTCATTCATTAAAAC